CTTCATTACCCCAGAGGAAGAGAACGACTACGGGTCGGAGTTTCTTACCGTTGTGGGTAAAAAGGCGAAGGAAGAGATGCTTCCAATCGTCAAAAGCTACGAGTCTAAAATTGCCGAGCTTGAGGAAAGACTTAAGAGTGTAGGCGGATATGTGCAGCAGGATGCGCGGTCCCGGATGGAGTCCATGCTCGATGAGCGGACGCCCAACTGGCGGGATATCAACTTCGATCCAAATTTTATTTCGTGGTTGAAGTTGCCAGACCCTTATTCTGGTGTTATTCGTCATGAGATGTTGAAAGCCGCGTATGAGCGGAACGATGCCCCTCGGGTAGTGGCTTTCTTCAACGGCTTCCTCGCTGAAGAGGCTGCCATGGACCCCGTAAGGGGAGAGACAGGCCGGACAGAAGCTCCCGCCAAACCGTCTCTCCAAACCTTTGCGGCGCCGGGCAGAGCCAAGACTGCAGCGGCCTCTGGAGCCCCTGCTGAGAAGCCCATCTTCACCCGTGCTCAGATCGCTAAATTCTATGCCGAAAGCGCCGCCGGAAAGTTCCGGGGAAAAGAGGCAGAGAAGGACCGCATAGAGGCTCAAATCTTCGAAGCGGAACGTGAAGGGCGCATCAGGTAATCTTCTCTCTTGGGAGCCTCACAATGGCATTTCCTAACGCAGGTTCGGCTACTACGCCTCCGATCTACCCCACTGGTTCTACCAGCAACAACCTCGCTTCGACCGGCTTCATCCCCGAAATCTGGTCTGGCAAGCTCGTCGAGAAGTTCTACGCTTCGACCGTCCTCGCGGCGATCTCGAACACGGACTACGAAGGCGAGATCAAGAATCAGGGCGACAAGGTCAAGATTCGCACCAAGCCCACGATCACCATCTCGGACTACCGCGCCGATGGTCTTCTCTCGCTGCAGCGCCCCACGGGCAACGTGGTCGAGTTGAACGTCGATCAGGGTAAGTACTTCAACACGATCCTCGACGACGTCATGGACGTTCAGTCTGATCTCAACCTTCTCAGCATGTGGTCTGATGACGCTGCTGAGCAGATGAAGATCACGATTGATACTGCTGTGCTCGCCGGTATCCTTGGTCAGGCCAACAGCTTCAACCGTGGCACGACTGCCGGTAAGATTTCCGGCAACATCAACCTCGGTGTCACCACCAGCCCCCTGTCCACCACCGCTGCTCCGGCTGCCGGTAAGGTTGATATCCTCTCGGTTATTCTGCGTCTGGGCCAGTGCCTTGACGAGCAGAACATCCCGGAGACGGGCCGTTGGGTTGTTCTGCCCACTTGGGCTGCTACGCTCATCAAGCAGTCGGAACTCCGTCAGGCTTACCTGTCGGGTGACGGCGTCTCGATCCTGCGTAATGGCCGTCTTGGCATGGTTGACCGTTTCACCCTGTACACCTCCAACCTGCTGCCCACGGGCGTGGCTGGTGGTCTTGCTGCTGGTGAGACGGCCATCTACGCTGGTCATGCCCACGGTCTGACCTTCGCCTCTCAGGTCTCCAAGGTCGAGACGCTCCGCTCGGAGCAGACCTTCGGCACGATCCTGCGCGGCCTGCAGGTCTATGGCTACAAGGTCATCGACGGCACCGCGATTGCTCAGGCAATCGTGACCCCCGGCTAATAGAACTGGAGCCCCCTTAACTGGGGGCTCCTATTCTTTCCTTGGGGAAACATCATGGCTCTCGACACCGTTGCAGACTACGTTCGGAATGCTCGTACCCTCTTGCAGGATACGATCCCCGACTATCGTTATTCTGATAGTGAGCTGGTTGAGAACCTGAACCTTGGACTGCTGGAAGTGCGGCGTCTTCGCCCGGAGCTTGTTCGCTCTTACTTCCGCTCCACTATCCCGACATACACGACTACGAATATGTCCTCGACTTCCGTCGCCATGGACCCAATGTATCGTGTGTCCCTGCTCTATTACATCTGCGGACAGGCCCAGCTTCGAGATGATGAGAACTCGCAGGATGCTCGCGCTTCCGTGTTCCTCAACAAGTTCGTAGCGCAGATGCTGTCCATACAGTCGTGAGGGGTCTATGACTGCTGATCTTAACCGACTGATGGATAACCTTCGTATTCGCTTGCCGGGCGCTACTGACGAGGCCCTCAAGCTTGAGTACTTCTCCGCTATGGACCAGTTCTTTAGCGCGACCAACATCTGGACGGAAGACATTGATTTTGCTGTCACAACTGACAACAAAACATACTATGTCACGCCCACTGGAGTAGCTAACATCCAACGTCTGATGGGTGTCGTTAACTCTGACGGGGTTACGGTGGCGGCGCTCATGAAGACGCCGGGCGAGATCACTCTGGTAAATTATCCAAATCAGGCAGACACTTATACGCTTCAGCTAGCCTTGTCTGTCAAAGACCCTGTCACGCGCGATGGCTATCCCGAGTATCCAGATTGGATACTTGAGAAGTATGGGGTCGATATTATCGACGGCGTCCTTGGACGGATGATGTCACAAATTGCCAAGCCGTATTCCAACGAGCGGATGGCTATTTACCACATGAAGCGTTTTCAAAACACTATGGCTATGGCCAAAGTTGAAGCGCAGCACCGAAACGTGTATCGTGGGCAGAGTTGGCGGTTTCCCCAGACGTTTGCTCGCCGCAGAGCTTGGTAGCCCATAGCTAACTGGAGAATGCGAGATGGCTTCGTACAATAAGTTTTTGGTCTTCACAAAAGACCTCATTGAGGGAAAGCACAACTTTGCTTCGAATACCTTCAAGGTAATGCTCACTAACACGGCCCCCGTGAACACCAACAGCGTCAAGGCCGATTTGACAGAGATCAGCGCTGGCAACGGTTACACTGCGGGCGGAACGGCGACGACGATCACGTCGTCCACTTCGTCTGGTGTCGCCAAGGTTACTGGCACCGATATCGTGTTCACCGCTTCTGGTGGAACCATCGGACCATTTCGTTACGCGGTACTCTACAACGACACCCAGACGTCCCCTGCCAAACCCCTTGTGTCTTGGTGGGACTATGGTTCGTCCATCACACTGAACGATACCGAGACGCTCACTGTGGACTTTGATGCTACCAATGGCATCTTCACGGTGACCTAATCGGGGAGTAACCGGGATGGCTATCTCAGTTAAGCACGCATTTACGTCTCCTAAGGCAGACGGTACGGACAGTACGCTTGTCCAGCCGTCGAACTGGAACGCGGAGCACACCATTACGCTCGCTGCCGGTAAGGTGCTTGGGCGTAGTTCCGCCAGCGCTGGTGCGATGCAGGAGCTGCCAATAGCCATCGACTCCACTGGTCAGTCGATGATCCCCCCTATCGGAACAACGGGTGAGCGCCCGGCTACCGCCGCCGCTGGTATGTTTCGATATAATACTACGACGACAGCGTTCGAAGGTTATAACGGTACTGCATGGGGTAGCATTGGTGGTGGTGCTACTGGTGGAAGTGGCGACAACATTTTCTACAACAATGGGCAGACCGTAAACGCTAACTACACAATTCCAACTGGTCAGAATGCCGGAACATTTGGCCCCATCTCCGTAGCAAGCGGCGTTGTGGTAACTATCCCCTCTGGCTCGACATGGACGGTGGTTTAAGATG